ACAGTTCCGGCGGCGAGGCGTATGGCCAAATTGAACGCATTGAGCGTGACGGTCAGATCGATGTGCCTGACAGTGACTTTACGATCAACGGCGATGCGGAAGATCCTGCTGCGTTGATTGAGGTGTACCGTGAAGGCGAGGATGGCTATGAGGCTTCGGGCCGAATGGTCGGCCACCGCTTCAGCACCCTGCGGAAGGTCGCGAAGCGCGGCTACAAGGACGAGGATCGATTCAGCCGGGAAGACATGAAGACGCGCGCAATGGACGGCAGCGCGGACATCATTGATATGGACAAGCGCACGGTTCGGATCGCTGTTAGCAGCGAAGAGCCAGTTGAACGCTCGTTCGGAGCAGAAATTCTGGATCACAGCGAGGCCAGCATCGACCTTGATTTTGCCCGTTCTGGGCGGATGCCTTTGCTGCTTGATCATGACCCACGCCAGCAGATTGGCGTGGTTGAGAACGTAGACCTTGATGGTTCTACCCGCAGGTTGCGGGCGACAGTTCGTTTCGGAAAGAACGGGCTGGCCAAAGAGGTCTTCGATGATGTTGCGGACGGCATTCGTTCCAACATCTCTGTTGGCTATGCAGTCAACAAAATGGATCGCGAAGGATCGGATAGCTACCGTGTGTCTTCGTGGTCACCAATGGAGGTATCGGTCGTTTCGATCCCCGCTGACAGGACAGTCGGCGTTGGCCGCGCGGCAGAGACTTCACCCGCTAAACCAGTAACTGAAACTCCAACAATGGAGACCACAATGACTGATGAAGTCAAAATTGATGTGGAAGCGGTGAAGGCCGAAGCTGCCCGCGCCGCCGCCAAAGAGACCAGCGAGATCTATCGCCTCGCTGCCAAGCACAACCAGCGCCAAATGGCTGACGAAGCTGTCAAGAACGGCACTTCGCTGGCTGAGTTCCGTGGCCAAATTCTGGACGTAATCGGCTCCAAGCCGCTGGATGACAGCGACATCGGCCTGTCCAAGAAGGAAGTCCGTAACTTCTCGCTGATGCGTGCAATCCGTGCAATGGCCAACCCGTCCGACCGTGGCGCGCAAGCTGCCGCTGAGTTCGAGTTTGAAGCCGCTGGTGAAGCTGCAAAGCGTGACGGCGTTGATCCGCAGGGCCTCTATATCCCTGCTGACGTGCGTCGTTCGTGGTCCCAGCGTGACCTGAACACCTCCGACGACTCGGCTATGGTTGCCGAAGACTATCGCGGCGGTGACTTCATCGACGTTCTGCGGAACGCATCGTCGGTGATGCAGGCAGGCGCGACCATGCTGACCGGCCTTGTTGGTGATGTCAAAATCCCCAAGAAGACCGCTGCTTCGACCGCAGGCTGGATCTCCACTGAGGGCGGCGCATCGTCCGAATCGGAGCCGACCTTTGGCCAAGTCACCATGTCGCCGAAGAGCCTTGGCGCGTTCACCGACATCACTCGCCTGATGATGATGCAGTCCAGCCTCGACATTGAGGCACTGGTCCGTAACGACCTGTCAACTGGTCTGGCGCTGGCGATTGACAATGGTGGCCTTCAGGGTTCGGGTTCGTCCGGTCAGCCGACCGGCATTGCAAACACGTCGGGCATCAACGCTCCGACCGACTTTGCAGCGGCAAACCCGACCTTTGCCGAAGTGGTTGCAATGGAAACCGCCGTTGCCGAGGACAACGCCCTGATGGGCAACCTCGCGTACATCCTGCCCGCAGGCATGTATGGGGCGCTGAAAACCACTGCGAAGGACTCTGGCTCTGGTCAGTTTGTTGTCGAGCCGGGTGGCACGATGAACGGCTACCGCGCCATTGTGTCGAACCAGGTCACCGCTGGCGACCTGTATTTCGGCAACTTCGCAGACCTGCTGATCGGCATGTACGGTGGCCTCGACATCACTGTCGATCCGTACACTGCATCGACCAGCGGCACGGTTCGCATTGTCGCGCTGCAAACTGTTGACGTTGCCGTCCGCCACGCGGTCAGCTTCGCCTACAACAACGACGGCGCTTAATGGCGCTCACTTGGGGGGGCATCTCCAGCCCCCCCAATCCTGAACTGGAGAACAGAATGAACCACTACTTGGTCTTGAAGAACTGCGTGGCTGGTGGCGAGCGCCGCAAAGCCGGAGATGTCGTTCAGCTTCCCGCCAGCGAAGGGAATATCCTGATTTCAATGGGCCGCGTTGAGCAATCCTTCGCGCCCAAAGCCGCACCTGTTGTTGAAGATCGCGCTGTTGGTCTGAAGAAAGACAGCGCGCCCAAAAAGCGGGGTCGCAAGGCAAAAGATGCCCCTGCCGCTGAATGACGATCTGACATCCATCTTGGATGTGGATGAGTTCGCTGTCGCCGTCACCTATGATGGCGGCACGATCTACGGCATCTTCGACAATGAGACTGTCCCTATTGATGCTGGCGGCTATGTGCAGGTGCATCAGGAACAGCCTCGGCTGACCTGCCGCACGGCTGACGTGCCAAGCATTGCTGAGGACAACCAGATGGTCATCAACACTGTGACCTACGACATTAAGGCCTGGGTACACGACGGCACGGGCGTGACGACGGTACAGTTGGAAAAGGTCTGATGGCTCACATTCGCAAGCAGATCAGAGATCGGGTTGAGACCATCCTGACAAGCGCTGTGACGCTTGCCACAGGCGGTGTTTATGCGTCACGGGTATATCCACTCACTGAAGCTAAATTGCCCGCTGTGACCGTTTACAGCGGCTCTGAGGCATCAGGATTGCAGACTATGGGGGTAAGGACGCTTGCGCGCGATCTCAGCCTTGTGGTTGATGCGTATGTGCGGGCAGTCGATACCTTTGACGATGATGTGGACGCGCTGTGCGTTCAGATCGAAGAGGCCATTGCGGCGGATTACACGCTGAATGGCCTTGTGAAAGATAGTATCTTAATTAGTACCGAGATTGACTTTGATGGCGATGCGGAACGTCCTGTTGGCGTGGCACGCTTAACGTATACGATCCGATATGTTAGTAGTATCGGTGACGTTGAAACGGCCAGATAACAGGAGGCTCCTATGGCTACACATACCGGCAGCGAAGGGACCGTAAAGGTCGGTTCCGATGCCATTGCGGAAATCCGCTCTTTCTCAATTGAGGAAAGCGCAGACACGCTTGAAGATACCACGATGGGCGATACCGCTCGCACCTACAAGCCGTCGCTGACGACCTTCACGGGGTCGGTTGACGTTCTGTGGGATGAGACTGACACCACTGGTCAGGGCGCTTTGTCCATCGGTGCTTCTGTTACTCTTAATGTATATCCAGAAGGCGATGCGGCTGGCGATACATACTATAGCGGGTCGGCCATTGTTACCGGCGTTACACGTTCATCATCATTTGATGGCCTTGTGGAAGCGTCAATAACTGTTCAGGGCAACGGCGCTCTGACACAGACCACGGTGTAATGCATGAGCCTTGGTAAGCGTATCGCGGCCAAGCGCTCTGAGCAGGAGCGCAAGGTCACCGAAGTCGCAGAATGGGGAGAGGGGGATGAACCCCTTCTCCTCTATTCTGTGGATGTTACTGCGCGCGATCTGGACAAGATCCAGCGCAAGCATCCTGGCTTTTTGAACAACGTCACTATGGCTGGCATGGTTGAGGTGATCATTGAAAAGTGCGAACTGGACAACGGCGAGAAAGCGTTCACGCTGGAGGATAAAGCGATCCTTATGGGCGAACCTCTTTCGGTCATCACCAAAGTGTTTACCGCAGTGTTCACGGGGACCAGTGTCGAGGAACACCTAAAAAACTAAAGGGCGATTCATTCAGGGTAAACTTGATCGGGCTGGCTGCACGTCTTGGCAAAACAATCGCCGAGATTGAGGAAATCAGCATAAGCGAGTACAATGAATGGATCGCATATTTCATGATACTTGAGGAGCGCGAGAAAGATGGCACAAGGCCTCGGTGAAAACCTCGATATCAACATTGGCGTGAACGTCACTGGTCTGCCGCAAATCCAGCAGGTTCAGACCCGAATGAAAAATCTGAACAACACGATCCAGAAGTCAACATCGCAGTACAATGCGAATGTTGTGGCGACCAACAAGTGGGCCAAGGGTGCGCTCCAGCAAGCAGGCTACCAGGTTGGTGACTTTGCCGTTCAGGTTGCCAACGGCACCAGCGCCGTGCAGGCGTTTGGCCAACAAGGTTCTCAGTTTTTGGGCATTTTCGGCCCGATGGGCGCTGTGATTGGTGCCGTTGTCGCGATTGCTTCTGCTGTTGGTGTTGCCTTTGAGAAATCCCGTTCTCAAGGGCAATCATTTCAAAAAACAGTCGAAGACCTTTCCAAGGCCTTGTCGGACTATCAAAGCGCAGCCAAAAACGCCAATATGTCCTCCAGTGATTTGGAGGACAAATATAAAGATGCCGCAGAAGGGGCTAGAACGCTATTTGAGGCTCAGGCTAATCTCCGCAGATTGGACGCAATCGCAATTTTAGGCAAAACCGTGGTCGCGCTGCGCGATGAATTTGGCAGTTTCGCTGATATATCCAGAGAAGAAATTCAGAAAGCCGAGGACGCATTTAAAGATCTTGGAGAAAGTATTAACGACGCATCACAACAAAGCGATGCTCAGTTTCGCGCTGCCAATGATGCTGTGGATACCTATAACGACAAGATCTTTGACCTTCAAAGCACAATGAAGTCAACCCTTTTGGAGGCATTCGACCTTGCGAAGGAATTGTCTGATCTCGGCGCAGCAGAAGGTCCAACCCAAATTGCAAAAGAGTTGGAAGATGTTAGAACAACATTCTTGAAGATTGTTGGCAGCATAGATTCCGCCACTGAAGAGCAGCGAGAACTGTACCGTCAGCTTATTGAGAGCGCAATTGCAGCCTTAGATCTTAATACGACCTTTGCAGAGACTGAAGCTGCTGCGAAGGCGACTGAAGAATCTGTTGCGGGTCTTTCTGGCGAGATTTATAGCGCTGCTAACGGCGCAATAATTCTGCGTGATGCCCTTGCATCCGCCGCCACGGCGGCAATGACCCAACAAGAAAAGATTGCTATCCTGAACGCAAAAATAGCGGCAGCGCAGCGTGGTGCGTCCGTAGAGTATTCAGAGGCTGCTGCCAAAGCAGCTATTGATTTAAGCAAGGCTGGCGCAAGCCTAGATCAGATTGCTGCTGCTGCTGACACCGCTGGCCAGCAAGCAGTAGAGATTGAAAATCTAACTGAGCAATTCAACGCACTTGGCGAAGCTGGCGGCGGTGCAATGAAAAAGATCAAAGAAGGTGCCTCTGAACTGACGCCTGAAATGCAAAAGTTGAAGGATTTGAACAAAAGCATCGAAGGAGCATTCGAAACCGGCTTCATGTCGATCATTGACGGCACATCCTCTGTAGCAGACGCCTTCCGCAGCATGGCCAGCAGCATCATCAAAGAACTGTATCGCGTCTTCGTTGTAAAGCGGATCACCGGCTTTATTTCTGACGCCATTGGGTTTGCAGCGCTGCCAGCGGGCGGAACCTACACCGGCTCTTTCGGCCTGCCCAGCTTCTCTGGCGGCGGCTACACGGGCGCAGGCGAACGTGCGGGCGGCTTGGACGGCAAAGGCGGCTTTATGGCCATGCTGCACCCCAGAGAGACGGTTGTTGACCACACCAAAGGGCAGGGCGGCGGCGTCATCGTCAATCAGACGATCAATGTTTCGACCGGCGTGCAGCAGACTGTGCGGACAGAGATCAAGCAGCTTATGCCGCAGATTGCAGATGCCGCAAAGTCGGCGGTTGTTGACGCAAAATTGCGTGGCGGATCATATGGAAGGGCGTTTGCATAATGGCCATCAGTTACCCTTTGACGCTTCCATCCCACACGGGCATCGCGCAGATCGAACTGCGGGCGATCAACGCCGTGGCCTACAGCATGTCACCGTTCACTTTCGCTGGCCAGGCTCATTCATACGCAGGCCAGATGTGGGAAGCAGACATTGTGCTGCCAAGAATGAAGCGAGCCGACGCCAATAAGTGGATCTCTTTCCTGATCAGCCTGCGAGGCCAGACCGGGACATTTCTTCTTGGAGATCCATCGTCCACATCGCCGCAGGGGCTGGCGAGTGATTTTCTCGGCACGCCGATCATCACCAACCAAACCGGCAGCACAATATCTGTGACAGGCGCTTCTGCCAGCAAGACAAACTGGCTTCTTGCGGGCGACTACATCCAGATCGGCTCCGCTTCCACGGCAACGCTGCATCAAGTGTTGCAGGACGCAACGACAAGCGCAGCCGGAGCGGTTGACTTGGAGATCTGGCCTGCGGTTCGCGGCACCAGATCCGGCAGCATCATTGTCCAGAACACTGTTGGCAATTTCCGGCTGTCATCAAATCAGCAGGCCTGGTCGGTGGACGAGGCAACGATCTACGGTATCACCTTTGGTGCTAGGGAGGCGATATGAGCCGCACGGTCCCAGCATCACTGATCACTGCTTGGTCCGGTGACACAGCCGAGCCATATTTCGCTGTAGAGTTTCTGCTGGACGTTAAGTCTGGGGCCGATGTTGATGGCAATCCAATCCAGTTTGGTCCGCTGCGCTTCTGGAGCGGTTACGGGGATCGGACAATTGAGGGCGAGACATACATCGGAGCCGGTCAGTTGATCAAGATTGACGGCATATCCGAGGTTGCTGATTTGGCCGCACAGGGGCTGACAGTGTCTCTGAGCGGGCTTCCATCATCCATCGTGTCTGCCGCGCTACAGGAGCCTTACCAGCGCCGTGTGTGCCGCGTTTACTTTGGCGATGCGTCTGTGTCTGATGTGATCAACGTGTTCTCTGGTCGTCTGAACAAGATGACGATTGAAGACACTGCCGACACAGGCACGATCAGCGTGCTGGTGGACAGCAAGTTGGTCGAGGCTGACAAGGCCAGCAATCGGCGCTACACGTCAGAGAGCCAGAAGTCCCGGCACGCTAACGACACCTTCTTTGATTATGTGTCGGGATTGCAGGATGCGGAGATCGTATGGGGCCGCAAAAGCGCTTAAATCAATACCTGAAGTCAATAGCAGATCGATCATTCTGCTGGGGGCAGCATGACTGCTTGACGTTCACCAATGAAGCCTGGCGGCAAATGCACGGCGAGGGCTGGGCAGATGATTGGCTGGGCCGCTACATGGTCAAGACGCAATATGGCTTCCGCCCGATGCGCAAGCCTGAACTACTCGCAGAGTTCCCATTTACGTCATTCACAGAGGCAATAGACACAAAGCTGACAAGGGTCGATCATGTCCCGCCCAGAGGCGCTCTGGTGGCAGTCGCGCAGGATCTGGCAATCGGTGTGGGGCTTGGCTTGGGTATATGTGTGGGCATCAAAGCTGCGTTTCTTTCACGCAAAGGTGTGATATACATGCCTGTGACTACTACCGAGAAAGCCTGGCTATGAAAAAGATGCCATACAATGTGATGCGCCACGCTGATTGGGATGTCGCCCCGCGTGATCCTGTTACGATCGGCGCGGCGATCATCACGGGCTTAGGCGGGTCAACGGCCTTGGCGACCACGACGCTTGCGTTTGGCATCACAGTTGCTGGCGCTGTCGGATATTTGGCGACGACACTTGTTACCAGTTGGATAATGTCTGCGCTGACCCCGAAGCCAGACTTGAGCGGCACGCGCGGCACGCTGGTCAATGCTAAAGATCCGGCTGCGCCGCATGATTTTGTATATGGCGAGGTTCGTAAGGGCGGGACGATTGTCTATTATGAATCGACCGGCACTAACAACAAGCTACTCCACCAAGTCATTGCTGTGGCGGGACATGAAGTAGAAGCCATTTCCGACATCTACATCAATGATGAGATCGTCACGTTGGATGGCGATGGCTTTGTCACGTCGGACCCGTGGAACAGCAAGATCCGGATCAAGAAGCACCTTGGCGATCAAACCACTGCTGATGCCGACCTGCTGGCCGAGTCTGAGCAGATTGACAGCAGCTTTGTCGGCAACGGGATCGCCTATCTTTACATCAGATATGAGTACGACCAAGACGTGTTCGCCAACGGCCTGCCGCTGATTACTTCGGTGGTGAAGGGCAAGAAGGTTTATGACCCAAGGACCGACACGACGGCTTATAGCGCTAACCCTGCCTTGTGCATTCGTGATTATATTGGCGCGCCCTATGGGATGCAGGACAGCGACATTGACGACGTGTCTTTTCAGGCTGCGGCCAATGTTTGCGACGAGGATGTCGCGCTGGCTGGTGGTGGCACTGAGGACCGCTACACGATGAACGGCGCTTTCACCGCCGGAGCCACGCACAGGGACGTATTGGGCCGGATGATGACATCTTGCACTGGGACGCTGTTCTGGGGCGGCGGCAAGTTCAAGCTGGTCGCTGCGGAGTATGTTGCGCCGACAAAGGTTCTGACGCTGGACGACCTACGCGGCCCAATCAGTTTGGACACGCGGATCAACCTGCGCGATCAGTTCAACAAAGTTCAGGGTACGTTCAACGACGCCAGCAACCGCTGGATCACGGCAGATTATCCACCCATTGAGTCTGCTGTCTTTGAGGGCGAGGACAACGACGAACAGACGGCGCTGGACCTTGAACTGCCTATGACGACATCGTCTGCCACTGCGCAGCGGATTGCAAAGCTGACGCTGTATCGCGCCCGCGAGCAAATGGCGCTGTCCGCCGACTTTGGTCTGAACGCACTAGATGTCGAGGTCGGTGAGATCGTGGCTCTGCCTTGGGAGCGCTATGGCTGGGATGACATTTCTGGAATGTCGTCAGGCAAAGAATTTGAGGTATCGGGCTGGAAGTTTGGCCCCAGCGGTGATGGCGGCGATCTGCGTGTAACGCTGGATCTGCGGGAGATCAGCCAGGCCGCATTTGATTGGAACGCCGAAGAGCGGGACATCATCGACAACAATTCCAGCCTGCCGAAATACTATGAGGTGCCATCCATCGGCTTGACGGTCACGCAGGAATACCGCGAGGTGAATGAGAGCGTCGTCAACGTGCTGGTGGTACAGGTTCAGTCGTCAGAAATTGAGCGGATTGATTCAGTCATCGTTGAGTACAAGAAGACCTCCGACACTCAATTCAAGTCGGTCGGCAAGTCGATCCTTGTCGGCGAAGGCGATGATGCTGTTCGGTTTGAGATCGTCGGCATTGAGGTTCCGCAGCTTCAGGAGGCTCCGATCAATTACACAGTCAAGGTCACCCCGGTAAATGCGCTGGGCTTTCGTGGCCCATCTGCAACCGAGACTTTTGACGCGGTCGCTGACTCAACGCCGCCCAGCGAGCCTGCCTCTTTGGCGCACGTTGTTTCTGGTCAGACGCTGTTCTTCAGTTGGCCGTCCGTCAGCGATCTGGACCTGAGCCATTACAAATTTTATTACAACAGCAACACGTCCGCCGGGTTCAACGCTGCATCAACGACGCCGATCATCAACAAGATTGCACGGCCCGCCACGTCGATCACATATCCTGCGCTTGCAGGGAAGTTCTTTGTTTCGTCGGTCGATAAGACCGGCAATGAAAGCACAGCCGCCGCAACGACCATCGTGCTTGCTTCTGAACTGCCAACTTTGGGCACTACAATAACGCACACAGAGTCAACCAGCTTCGACGGGCCAAAAACCAATCTGACCGCATCCGGCGGGACGCTTACGATGACGTCCTATTCTACATCTGGATCGACCGGCACCTACTCTTTCGACCACGATGGCGCTGGGTATTTTGATGTTGGCACCTCGCGAACAGTTCGCCTGTCAACTGCGATTGACTTCACGCGCAAGCACTTGGACGCTGTGTCAGGGCAGTATAACTTCGACGACATACCGGGGAACTGGGATACCTGGCCGGATGTCTTTGACAATTGGACGTATGAGACAACTGACTTTGGCGACGTTGATGTGGTTGTGCAGGCACGGGCCAGCACTACGACAGGCGGTCTATCTAGCGCTGCTTGGGTGTCGGCATCAGGCGAGATTGTCGGTCAATACATTGAAATGAGGGCGATCCTCTCTAACAGTAGCGTAAAGGTGACGCCGAGCGTCACGCTGCTCAGTGGAACGGTGGAGTACTGATGGGACAGAATGATTTTGTAATCGCGAACGACACGGCAAGCGCTGTTCGGGCTGACCTGCAAGATGCGTTTCAGGCTTTGGCGACGAACAATTCTGGGAACACTGCGCCAAACCAGACCTACGCGAATATGTGGTGGTATGAGACTGACACAAACCGCCTGAAGATCCGAAACGAGGCAAACACGGCGTGGATCAATGTCGCCTACGTTGATCAAACATCCGGCGCTTGGCGGATACTGAACGACACTCAGGTCACGAACACCTCTGGCGTTCAAACGGGTTTGATTGGGGATCAATCAACCGCCACTTGGGAAACAGGGACAGGGACAACAGAGAGCCTTGTCAGTCCTGCCAAGGTCAAAGCGGCCATTGATGCGAATATACCTACCGGCTATACCGACGCAGATGCCCGTGATGCACAGGCTGGACACAGCGCTGGTGACGTGGGCAGCTATGCCTTTTTGTCCCGCACCAACTCCAGTGCTGGCCTTGAAACGTATAATCCCGGTGACACGCTTGCAGGCGCATCTCTTAAATATTCTGGTTCTGGAGCATCTTCTTCTACAAGCCCATCTGGCACTTGGCGGTGCATGGGGTTTCTATCTATAGCACAATCGGCAACCGGAAGCACACTCTGGCTTAGGATATCTTAGATCGCTGGTTTGATTTAGATCGGCCAATCTGGTAGAAATATTGCTAAACATGGGGCAAGATCATGGCGACAATATCGCATAAACGCGGCGACACTTTTGAACTGAACTGCTCCATCGAAAATGGTGGCGTCGGCGTGGATATTACAGCCTGGACGATTACGTCACAGGCCCGTGGCGACGACGATGCTGTATTGCAGTCGTTCACGGTGACAAAGACCAACGCATTGAGCGGACAATTTAGCCTGGGCGCAACATCCACGCAGACAGAATCTTGGACCCTGGGCAGCTACTCAGTTGACATTGAATTTGTTGAGGGCGGCGGCGAGGTCAATTCTAGTGAAACATTTACGCTGAATGTTCTGCGCGACATAACGAGGGACTAACAATGGCCGCATACGTCGTCCAGATCACACAGGCCAACGGGCCAGACACAGTCACGCTGGACGCTACCAGCAGCCCGAATGTGCTGAACGTCACGGACGGCAGCACCTTTGCCAGTTTGACGGTGAATGCCAACACAGCCAGCCCGCTGATTGTTGACCCAGATCCTAAGCTGTCTGCCAACCTCAATCTGAACGGCAACGACATCACCGGCACCGGCAACATTACGACAACTGGCGACGTAACGCTGACGGGAACGGCCAACGCCACGACCGTGGACACTACGAATATCGAAGTGACTAACCTTAAAGCCAAAGATGGTACGTCTGCCGGTTCTATTGCCGACTCCACTGGCGTTGTAACGCTGGCTTCTTCGGTCCTTACCACGACGGACATTAATGGTGGCACCATTGACGGCACGACTATTGGTGGCAGCACCCCCGCCGCTATCACGGGCACGACCATTACGGGGACTGGCTTTGTCACCACGGGCGACATGACCTTTGGCGACAACGACAAAGCCATCTTTGGCGCTGGCTCTGACCTAAGCATCTACCATGATGGCTCGAATAGCTACATTGAGGAAGCGGGTACTGGTGCATTAAAAATCACTTCTAATGGTACAAGCGTTGACTTTGAAAGTGCAGGTGGCGAAACGCTTGCACAGTTTGAGACTGATGGGGCCGTAACGCTATATCACAACAATAGCCAAAAACTTGCCACCACCTCCACAGGCATTGACGTAACTGGCAACGCTGCGGTCAGTGACAAGGTCAAAATCGGCACTGGCGCAGACGGTGGTGGAACCGGCGACGAGCTTGTCCTTTCCAAGGACCAGACC